AGTAAGAGCACCAACAAATCCACCAGTTGAAGTCGTAACTCCAGAAGCATTAATGTTTGTTGCATTCAATGAAGCAAAAGTAGAAACTCCAGAAGAGTTGACGTTTCCTGTTACGTTACCAGTGACATCTCCACTAAATGAAGTGGCAGTAATCGTACCAGCACTAAAGTTTCCAGATCCATCTCTAGCAACTACTGCAGAATTGGTGTTATTGCTTGTTGCGTTAGAAGTAACAGTGAATGTAGCCGCACCACTTTGATTAGCACTAAACGTCTGAGATCCAGTTAATCCTACACCAGCAACATTAAGAGTTAAAGTTCCATCACCAACAGTAATGGCATTGGTGGTAACTCCAGTAACAAGACCTTTAGCATTTACTGTGATGCTTGGGATTGCTGTAGAAGAACCATAAGTGCCAACATTAGAGTTAACTGTTGCTAATGTTCCTATTCCTGTTACATTAGCAGCACCATCAAATGCTCCTGAAGTGTAAGCCAAATCTCCAGTGATTGCTACAGTTCTTCCAGTTGCAAGTTGAGTAGCAGAACTAGCTAAACCAGTTAAGTTTCCAGTGACATTGCCAGTTACGTTTCCAGTAATAGGACCACTAAATGATAATGCAGTAACAACACCAGTAGCATTTACTGTAGTTGCTTGTAAGTGAGCAGCAGTAGAAACACCAGTTGCGTTGATGTTACCAGTAACACCTTTTGAGGCTGTTAGGATACCAGTAACGATTGCGTTTTGAGTAACAACTAAATCGTTCGTAGTTGATACTCCAGTAATTCTTGAGTTTGTTGCTGTTGTTTCATCATATGATAAGTCACCAGTGACGTTTAGATCACCTAAAATACTAAGATCATCAAGCATGAAGACATTTGAGGCGAAAGTAGATACGCCAACAAAGCTGGAAACACCAGCAATAACTTGTTGACCTGCTCCACCAAGTTTCGCCAGTTCTCTGGCTCTAGACATATTGGGTATATTTTATACTACAAGAGTATTTAGTTTATACTTCAGTTAGGTTGATTTTATATTTTTTACCAGTTCTATTATTGAGCATATAAAGATCATTTTCACCTTCTTGTAACGTCCAATTTCCCCAAGTTCCATCTACACTGTTTGCACTACCTTCATTACTAAAGTGCATGTCAGCAGAGTAAATATTTCCCCAACGCATTGCTGGACCACCAAGATCGAAAGAAGCATCTGCTGATGGTAAAATTGTATTTGATGTAACAATCCCAACAACAATATTTGGGGTTCCCGTTAGACCAGTTGCATTACCAGAAAATTGAGATGCAGTTGCAACACCAGTAATGCTAATCGTATCACCTTTCAGTTGTTGAATTGTAGATAAACCACTTGGTGAGTGTATAGAAGTAACATGCAATATATTTGCAGTAGAAACACCACTAGAGAAGAAGTTGCCAACAAGATCACCAGTTATTGTACCCGTTACATTACCAGAAAAACTAGAAGCAGTGATGATGCCTGAAGCATTTACTGTAGATGCTTGTAAAAATGCAATAGTAGAAATGCCAGAAGAATCTATGCTTCCAGTAATTCCACTGTTGCCCAATACTAGTTCATTGATTGTTGTAATACCAGACACTAAAAGATGCCTACCAATGTTAGCATCCTGAGTTACTGTTAGTGATGTTCCTACCGTAGCAGCAGCACTTACATTGATTGTGGTCGCTTGTAAAAATGCAGCAGTAGAAACACCAGCAGCATTTATATTTCCAACAATTCCTGCAGATGCTGTAATAATGCCAGTTACGATAGCTCTATCAGTAACTCTTAGTCCATTTGCAGTTGTGTAAGATAAGTTTGCACTGTCTTGCAGCGATCCAGATGTTCCAGCAACAACAACTCGTCCAGTAGTAAGATCAGAAACTGCTGCAGAAGCAAATGTTGCTACTCCAGATGTATGTGTTATTTGTCCATTGAAAATAGAAAAACCAGTTACAAGTAAACGTTCTAAAATTCCAGTTGGTCTAATAGATGCAATCCCAGAAGAAGAACTGGTAAACGTCATTCCAGTGCCAACTCTAATCGTAGTGATACCAGTTAAAGTATTATTTTCAGAACCATCTTGAACATTTATTAATCCTTGAACTCCAGTCAAAGAAACTCCGCTACCAACAAATGAAGTTGCAGTCACAACCCCAGAAACTACAATTCCGTTTGTAACGCCGATACCATAAGGAAAAATAACCTTATCAGTATTAGTTCGGTTTACGACTGTATTTACGCGAAGCTTTGACATTATAAGTTCCTAAGGTTTTCTACTTTGCTTGTTTTATTTATGATTACAGGCTACCGAGATTTAGGATATCTACTGTAAAAATTCTTCCATCACCAACAACTAATTCATCTCCTTCATTGAGAACCAATGTTTCATAAATTGACCATGCACGTTCTGCATTTGGCATTGTCGATGCGTCAATTGTTATCGATCCTCCAAGACCAACTTCAGTGTTCAGATATTCAACAATACCAGGATGTGATCCATCAACAACAGAACCAATACCAATTTGTTCTGGTGGAAGTTGGACAGTAACAGTAGCAACGCCAATGTTTAGACCAGATACAACTTTTGTTGACTGTGTTACAGTAACAGCAGTACCAACAAAGTTCATAATAGTGATAGAACCAGCAAATCCTACTGGTGTCACACCTTCTTCTTCTACTGTGATACCATCAACAGTTCCAGCTGGGGTAATTGGGTTCCAATATCTGTTTCCATTAGTATCAGAGTACAGAACAAAATTATTATTAGCAGGATTTCCTAAGTTAGGTTCTACCTGCTCTAGTCCAATAAAGGAATATCTATCCGTTGTTAGTCCAGAAGCAGTTGTTAGTCCTACTCTACCAGAAAGAAGTCTAGGCATTACTTAGCGTTCTCCAATACACTAATAATACATTTCATCGTATTAGAAAAATCACCCCTTATTTTCAAAATATCACCAGTTTCAAGCACAAGTCTTCCATCAATGAAAGACATTGCATCTTGATTAGGTATTCTTGCCAATTCAATAATTGGTGTATCAACACCATCTCTACTATGAAATGCAGTAAACTGAGTTACTGATGTTCCAGATCCTACGTTTGCAACGTTTCCATAAATGACAAGTGCTGCAACACCAGGAGGACATGTATAAATGCCGACTGCTGATGTATTCAGCGTATGTGTAATTGTCTTGAACCTGTTTAGTGGAATTGCAGCCATTGTTTATCCTTGTCCTAATGCGACAATAAGTGGTGTTAGAATTGCTTGAATACTTTTATTGAAAGCATCCCCAGTGATTGTTCCAGTTTGCTGATTGATTGTAAATCCATCGCCAATTCTGAAATTGCCCTTTTCATCTGTTGATGTATAAACTACAATTCCACCACTCTCAGAAACTACCATGTTTTCTGGAATTGATACTCCTCCAGCAGAAGGGAAAGCAGTAGCAATTGTAGTACCAGAACCAATGTATTCAAATGTATATGAAGACGCTAAGATTAGTGATTGCTTAGCAAATGGAACTGTAGATCCAACTCCAATATTTGATGGTAGATTTTGATCAAGAGTAATCGTAGATACGCCAGCAGTGGGCGTTGTAGCACTATTTATAGTGAAATATGCTGGTCCAATTTCTGCAACCGCAGTAGCAGTTGCAAGTCCTACATTAGGCGCTGCAATAGTAACAACTGGTGGTGTTCTATATTGATTGCCAGTAGAAACCAGATCAATCGCAGTCACTGAACCAAACCCACTGACAACTGCTACAGCTTCTGCAGTAATGCCATTTAGTCCACTTGGCGATCCAACAGTAACTCTAGGAGGATTTGCAGAAGTATAACCAGCACCAGCGGATGTTACTCTAATTCTTCTAACCGTATTGAAGAGTTCCCCAATGTATAATACTTGTCCTGTAAATGGTCTTTCGGATCCTAGACCAGATACAACAATAACATTATCTTCTGCAATTGCAGCAGTAGTCAAAATACCAGTATAGCGAACTGTACCAATACCAGATGCAATCAATCCAATATTTCCAAATGAAGCATTGGAATTGTTCAAGTCACAAGATCCACCAGAGTAACACGAAATTGCTTTATCACAGCAGATTGTGAAGATAGAAACTAACTGTGCGTATCCATCATTTGTAATAGAAACACCAATACCACCTTGATTGTATTGGGTGTAACTATCACAAACCATAGATTTGGTTCCTTCTGCATGGCGTCCATCAATCTTCATTCCGATACTATTTGGAACAAAGTTTGTGCAGTTTCTAATATATGGAGATTGAGTAATGATGCCAGTGTTTGATGCTGGATTGAATGCAATCATTGCACCAGTATTTGCTGCCCCAATGAATGACATGTTTTGTAGTAAATTACCATTATCGACATAGAAAAGATCTTGTCCAATATTTGTTGGAATGATCTGAGTATTTCTTAGATCGTCTCCATCAATTGTAATATTTTTTGGAATAATGATTGGATTGTTTTCTGGATATACTCCACCAGTTATACGAATAACTTGTCCTGCTGTTGCAATACCACAGGCTGCTTTGACAGTTCTTTTTGCAGTTTCTGGAGATCTTCCGTCATTACTATCATTACCAACTTGGGTTACAAAAATAATATTATATTCGGATGTTCCTGCACCAACCCATTTTAGTTCACCAAATTGATTGACACCAAGAACAGAACCAGCAGCACCTACAGAACCAGTAGCATCTAAGAATGTTCCGCCAATCTGAACATATCCATTGTCACTATCATCTCTAGGGCGCTTTACTTGGAATAAGTATTCTGGAACAGATGTGCCAATACCGACACGATCTGTTGTTGGATTATAATAAAGTTGATTAGCACCGCCAAACTTACCATCAGTTCTTCTATATTGAACTTGGAAGTCTGTTCCTGCAGCATTGACTTGAATTTCTGCAAGATCTGTCCAAGAAACAGCAGTACCAACAGATCTTAGAACTTGTCCATTATTTCCTGCACTATTGTTTACATCATAAACTTCTTCATAAAACTGAACCGTTCCACGGAAATCAGCATCTCTTACTGGTTGTGTACTACCAATGCCAATTTGTCCAGCAGCAACGATACCATCAAAGTTTGCGGTTAGAGCAACGTCTAACCCATATTGGGCATTAGTTTTACCTACACCAGTTCTATTATTATCGGCATCTACAAAAAGAGCTTGATCTCCAACTTCAAGACCTTTTTCAACAGAAAATTTCTTATTGACAGATGCCATCTACTATTACACTCCTTCGTTATCAGTATTTATCAAAGAGTTCTCATAATATAAGCAAGAGCATAATATGGAGGTCTGTTTTCGTGTGATTGCCCACCACCAGTATTGTTTACATTAATGCCGTGGTTATGTGTTCCATTATTGTTTATATTAATACCGTGGTTGTGTGTTCCATTATTGCCAATTGTTGTGGTTGTATTAACAGAGATGCCAGTAAATGCGGATGAAGTAGATGTAATTGGACCGTCAGCACCTGAGGTTGTTCCACCAACTCCATCCCCACCAAGATTTTCAGTAACAATATTAGGAGATAATCCATGCGCGTGGCTAGGATCAGAAACAGATGATGTTGAAGATGCAGTATGATTGTGATTGCCGTTGTTATCTGAAGATGCAGTATGATTGTGATTGCCGTTGTTATCTGAAGATGCAGTATGATTGTGAGATGGTATCTGATCTGTTGTTAAGGTTACACTATTTGCACCACCAGTAGATCCTGGTGAATATGCAGATCCTGCGCCAACAATAAATCTATCTACTAAGTTTGGTGTTCCATTTGATCCATTACATAGTGCCCATCCAGTTGGAACGGAAGCAATGCTTCCAGACCACATAATAATACCACCAATAGGAATTGTACCAAATCCTTCAAATTTATATGCAGTAGAAATTCCAGTTACATTGGTATTTCCAGTTGTTTTAGTATCACCAACAACTTGAGACTTATATGCGTCATCAACAAAAGTTACACCAACTCCAACTTTATCAAAAACATAATGATCACTCGAACATTCTTGTGAAATCTTACCCCATCTTTTCCATGCACTTGCGATATTGGGTTCATTAGTTTTTACCCATCCAATATATCCACCGCGAGTGAATGATGTTCTGAATAAGATAGTATCATTAGCAGTGTTTGGACAACTATCTCCACCCCTAATACCAACATAAACCGTTTGTCCAATATTACCAGTTCTATTTCCCGTTAAAGCAATATCTACAACTTCTGTGTTTCCTTTACTGTATAAGTTATTATTTACAGTAAGATCATCGATAGTCAATGATGTAATTATATTTCTAAAAATACCACCACCTTCACCAAATAGTCCTGCAGCACCAAGACCAGTTACACTATTAATTTTACTTTTTCCGATATAAAAATCACCATTATCATTCATACCAGTATAAACAACTAGTCCACCTCTAGTTTGAATAGACTGTGAAAGTAGGACAGCATTTTCATCAAGAACTCTATCTTGAGTTTGCGGCATCGCAGTCGAATAGTTTCCAGGACCATATCCAAGATATTCAAATGTATGTCCTGATGCACGAAGAATAGAATATCTTCTGTTTTCTATAGGAAGAACTTTTATTCTTCTAACTGCTACGTTAGCATCATGAGGAACTGCATTAGTTCCTAACATTCCTCTAAGGAAAGATGTACCAGTATTATTAGCAACTCTTACAATTTCATCTTCAATTAATAGATAATCACCACGCTTTAATAATGCAGTGCTGCTAATTCCAATTGATGATGTTGTTGTTGTAATTCCAGAAGTTATTCTTCCTGTAAATCCACCGTAGATAGGAATTCCTCTGCCTTTACCACGAATTGATATTCCAGTTGCATGTGCTGTAGCAACACCAGTAAACGTTGGAGCATCACTAGTACTTCCAATATTAACTAATAAAGAAGAACCATATCCTACACGTTCACTAATGAAGTGAGATCCATTGTAAATGGTAGAAAGTCCAGTACATCCAGAAATAACAATTTGATCGCCAGTTCTTAATCCAATATCAGATGATAGTAAAACGGTAGCAATTCCGCTTAATGCATCGTGTTTGATATTTACAATATTAGTCGAAACACCAACATGATAGACAAAACCACCTGTAGAAATTCCATTAACAGTTCCCGTATAATGAAGTGTCTTTGAGTTTGGTACACTGCTAATTCTGTAAAGACCATTATAGGATGTGCTGCCAACACCAACAACCTGAATTGCATCACCAACTCTGTTATCAATAGTATTAACAGTAACCGTAGCATTTGTACCCGCTGCATAACGAGGTACACCAGCAATCGTTAATACATCGCCAACAGAATATCCAGATCCATGAACAATGATTGATACATCTGTGATTATGCCAGAAGATGAAACAGTAACACTTGCTGTTGCTCCTTTTCCACTACCACCAGTTAATCTGATATTGTAATAATATTCTGTGCTACCACTATTTGTACCATAGTTAGTACCGCCAACAAGGGATCCTACACTTAGAATTCCATTTAAATTATGCTCTACTTCAGTATTAATAATTAATGTCGATCCAGAAACTGATGCACCAGTAATCCCAATGCCAATACCAGTCTGTTCAAATAATGAAAATACTGCTTCTTTTGAAATACTATTAGAAGGATCACTACTTTCTACTTGTCCAGGTAAGTCACGTAATGCATAGCTTGTGGTAGCATTAGGATCATCAATAGAATTATCTTTTCCAACAGCAGGAATGATATCGTTTAAGTTTTGTGAGAACCTATTCGATGCTGTTGAGAATGGAGATACTTCTGGTGTTTTTAAATATCCTAAAATTACTAAATCATAAATTCCATCTTGAATATCTTTTTTGTATTTTTGTTTTTCAATTGTATTATAGATTTGGTATGAAGGTCCAAAATCTTTCTTGACAAAATATGGATTAAAAGTTCTACCAGATCCTACAATTGATTGATCAAATAGTGTATATGGAGTATTTGTTGCAATAGTTGAAATTGAGCCTGGGTTTGTATTTAAACCGATCGTAAATGTCTTGCTATCTGTAATCGCAAGAACATTATATAATCCATTAAATCCAGAATTCTTTGTTCCTAAGGCATTATTAGAGCTCTTAAGTCTATTGATTTCTACTAAATGTCCTACTTTTAAAGCATGTGGATATTGTGTTGTAATAATACCAACATTAGACGCCCAAGTAGCATCAATAATATTTGTTTTTGTTCTTAAACTAGTTCCAGAAGTTAATGTAGTATTATCGTTTTTATAAACATCATCATCAATTGCAGTGCTACTTTCTTCAATTGAGAAACCATTTAGTGGTGGTGCTGCAATAGTAGCAGTGTTTGGAATGACATATTTTAGACGATAAATTTTATCCTCATCTTTTCTATTATCTGGATATCTGTATACAAAAGAATTTGCTGTTTTAGGAGTTATTTTTGCTTGATTTGTTACTATTGCAGACCTTAAACTATTAGCAACACCAACGTTTACATACCATCCAGTGCTATCATATTGAATAGGATGTCCAGGATCTCCAGGATTTTTATCTGTAACACTAGAAACAATACGAAGAGGACCACCAAGATTATTGATACCAATTAACTCATCACCCGCGATTGCGTTATTGTAAGTCGTTGCAATCTTGATTTGATCCGCATTTAATGCGTCTGTAATTGCATAATATAATGTCTTATGCTCTATACCATCAGGTAAAGATCCAGTTTCTGAATAAACTCTAATCGATTCGCCTGGGAATAGTCTATGATTTTCTTGTAAAGTAAAGACATTTCCTGTAATAGAGTTGATACCAGCAGATCTACCAACGAAATATTCTTTTTTACCAGAAGTTCTGCTATTTACTGAAGTGCCTGGGACAGGCATCAATACGTTTGCACCGTAAATAATATTGTCAATATTGCAGTGAATAGTCTCGCCAACTTTTGCACCAATTATATACTCGCCAGCATTTTTTGGAGGCACAGTATCTTTTTGATTATATGCATAGAAATATAATTTAGCATCTGTAGATAGTCCAGCAGTTACTTCAACATCAAATGGCAAATAATTAATTTGCGATTGCTTTGTAAAATTCTTTTGTGCTGGAAGAATTTCAGTTATGTATCCTTGATCATCTTTAACGAATGTTTCTATTCTAAATTTATCTGCTTCTAATGCTTTTGCACCAAAGTTGGAGTTTGAGTTGGTGATAGACATATCACCACCACTTTCAGCAACAAAGTGCGAAGTATATCCAATTGCAAAGATAGAAACACACTGGATAAATCCGTTATTTGAAGCTTTAATGTGGTAGTTAGACCATTCTGGCTTATGCCTTGCTCTACTGTCGGTATGTAGTGATACAGTAGTTCCTAAGTCTGCTTGATCTTGCCAAATGCCAGATGTTGTGTTGTACTTAACATATGCATTATCATCTTTGTTTAGTGCAATACCAGTGAACTGAGCAACAACCATGGACTTAAATCCTGTTGCTTTATCACCATCTGCGTGCATACCGCACAGACCATAAACCGATCTAATTGAACAATTAAAAACATATGGTGAGCATGATGTTACCGTATCAGATTCTACAGCAACAACTGGACTTCTTCCAACTAAAGTAGGATTTGCAGTTGAAGTTGGAGTAAATGCTAGAGAATATGTAAAGGTAGTGTCATTAATAACTTGAGATACAATGTAGCTGCCATCATACTCTACGTTTCCTACCCCAAAAATAAGAACAGGAGTTCCTACAGAGAATTGATGATTTGTTCTTGTAACTACAGTAACTACTGGTGTTGCTATGGCAGATGATGGATTAGCACCAGAATAAATATCCTCAATTTCAATATCACCAATCTGAGAAATTGCACCAACAATTCTAGATTCGTCAACAGATGCTTGGAAATCATTATTGGCAGGATAATCTGGCAATTGTCTACCAGAATTAACGCCATAAGATAAAGTAAGTTTATGATAATACATGTCAAGATCTGTATTACCCTTGCCAGTTACGATATTTACACCATCAGCATACTCAAAGCAAGTAAGTTTATGGTGTGAAAAGTTTGGAGAATGCACTGATTTCGTGAAATCTCTATAAACTCTATCTCCAGGATCGGCGTCAAAGAAACTAAATCCAAAGAAGAAACAACCACCAGTTACTCTAAAGATAGCAGATCTAGGAATATTATCATTATCTGGTTGTGGTACATATTTTGGTCTGATCTTTGTTTTTCTTAGATCTTGTCCAACAATAGACGTACCACGGGGCATAATTACGCCGCCGTGAATTGAATTAAAAAGATATAATACGTTATCTGGATCCTGAATATCAAAATTAGTTCCTACAGAGAACTGATTAATTGATGCTGAGGAACCATTTGCATCTGTTAAGTTACCATTATTATCAATAGCAAGTCCTGGTCTATTATCAATGTAATGAACACCAGGAGATACTAAAATTGTAGTTTTATCAAATCTATCGTTATTTTGTCCTACTTGATAGGAGAACCTAGCACTTTCTAAAAGAGCACGTTGGATAGTCTTAAAAGGACGTGTTCTTGAGTTACCAGTATTGCTGATATCATCTGTTGCATCAAGTTCTTCGGGATTGACGTATATTACACTTCCCTGAACGTTCTTGAGAAAATTTTCCAGTCTGCTTAATGGCATTACCTATAAATACTGAGACACCGTTCTTCTTTGTATTTATACTATGGCAAGTGGTCCAAAAACAAAATATTTAATTTCAACTTATAAAAAATCAATTGAACAGGATAACAAGCAAAAAGAACAACTACTGCAAGCATTATCTGGAATTGAAGTAAGAACTGCTGACGATAGTGCTCCAGAATATGTTATTGAAGGATTAGACACTAGAATAGATGCTTACAATCCAGCTACAAGAGGATTAGATAAAAGAGTTCTTGAACTGAACCAACAAATTAGATCCCAACAAAACTTAGTTTTAGCTCTTGGTCAAGAAGCAAATACCTTTGAATGTGTCGGTATTGGTGCTAGTATACGATCAGTTGTTGGAGATGAGGCAATATTATATTCCTGGGCATTTTCTGGTAATAATCCTTTTGTTGAAAGTAATCAAGTTTTATCTTCTTCCAATATCGGTGTCGGAACATATACAGGAATAACAACTGTAAGTCTTGGGACTTACATAGAATTTGATGCAATAGGAATTTGTGCTGAATATGCAAATTCAATCACAACAATTCTAAGTGGATTGAGTACGTTAAGATCTGAAAGAGATGGTATTATTATTCAACTCAATTTTATAAAAGAAGCTAGATCTGTTTTGCAACTTCAAAGATATGGATATACAAATTTACAGGATCAAATAAATTCTGAGATACAAAAAAAGAACACTATAATTAGTGTTCTTGAAAATCCAATTAATCAGCAATATTTTGAAGAATGATTGTTATACAATCTGTTTAGAACTAGAAGTATAAACTTTACCAGAACTTAGAACTTTATAATTCCATTCCCAATCTGGACTTCCACTTGAATAAATTTCTACTATTTCTACGTCAGAAGCAAGGGAATTAACTTCTACATATTTTTTCGCATCATCTAATGTATAAAGATATAGTGTTTTATCACTAGTACCCTCATTAAAGGTATTATCTGTATCCATCCATGTAATACTACCGCTTGGAGTTTTTTTTAGGAAACAATAGTAAACGTATACTGGAATTCCTAAATCTCCAAAAGCACATTTTTTGATATCAACGTCTGTTCTTAACGAACAAACTTCTCCTTCAGGCGTGTAAATTGCGCCAGAATTTGATTTATACCAGAAATAATAATTTGGGGGACCAAAGTCATAAAATTCAAATACAGATGCTCCAATCGGGGCATTTTCAATTTTAGAAAGAAATTCTTCAGCTTCAGATTTATCTACAAATGAAGTTTTTTCTCCAAATGGGATTTCGCTTGTAAAAATACCATCTTCATTACACCAAGATACCTCAAAAGGAAGACAAATTTTTCCAATCTTATAAAAAATTCTTTTATAAAGAGGATGTTTTAGATCAGAAATTTCCATTAACTTACATCTTTCATTATATGGAAAGGGTAAATTTTTTATTACTTTTTCTGCTTCCGATTTACTAGAAAAATGATAAACCTCTTCAGGTGTACAATTTGAAATAAAAGCAAAATCTGTAGATTCGGAATCAAACGAATCTATATTTGTTTGCCCTTCAGCACCAACTCCAGGACTAGACATATTGTTATCGGATAGATAATATAAATTGCCCAAAAAAGTTTTTGTATAAATTCGATAAAAAGAGTTTGAATTCATATAACAAAATTTTACTGTATTATATAGGAACGATTATATAGGAACGGTCGGAATTGAACCGACAAGAACTTTACGTTCGGCAGATTTTAAGTCTGCTGTGTTTACCAATTTCACCACGCTCCCAAGGTGGGAAATGGTGGATTTGAACCACCGACCTATCGGTTATCAACCGATTGCTCTAACCGCTGAGCTAATCTCCCCAGTAGGACCGCCGAGAATTGAACTCGGTTCTGCCGCTTATAAGGCGACGGCTTTAACCAATAAGCAACGGTCCCACAAGTTATTGCTTAGGTTTTTTCTTAGAATTTTTCTTTGGATTAAATTTAAATTTGGTATCTGCTTCTTGGCATCTTTTGATGTGTGACCCAAAATTAATTTTACCATTGCATAGATGTCCGCACATGGGGCATCTAATCTGCGACATACTCGATACGTACTCCTTTTGAATGTGACTTAGTAAATTCTAGCACACCCAAGAATTGATCTGGCGTTTCGCAATGCACTTCTTCATAAGACCCGTCAGTTCCGTGAAGATAAAACGTCCTATTACTAATATTTATTTTGACACAATCAATGTATTCGTCAGTCAAATGAAGATCCATAATTTATGTGTATCAAATTCCATCATAGCACGAAGATTAAGATCTGTCAAGGGGTTGTGCTTGAACTGAATAATAGGCATCAATAGCACCACCACTAGCGTTTCTAACTACAACTCTTGTTCCCCATTCTATTCGATCAACAAACAATTCTTGATAAAATCTACTAGGTGTCAATTGTACTGAAATTGTTTCTTGCCTAATATCTCCCCTCCATTGTTCAGGAAGTTCGATAATTCCATCTACGGTAACTCTTCCAGATGTCAAATACATAAAATCAACTCATCTTCAAAAATTATATCATGTCTTTTCAAGTTCGTCAAGTCTTTTTTTCAAATCTTCAATTTGCTTTTGCTGCTCCTTCATACCCTCAACTAAAAGTGCTACAAGGTTTTCATATTTAACACCCTTGATACCAATTCTATTGCCATCATTATTGTCAATGGTAGTGTTGATAATAACTTCTGGAACAATCTTTTCAACTTCTTGAGCAATAAACCCAACATTTACTCCTGGATGATTACGTTTTTGTTCCCAATGTGTCCACTCAAAAGTTACTCCTTGAAGTTCTAAAATTTTAGAAAGAGCACTTTTAATTGGTTTAATATCAGTTTTCAATCTAGCATCAGAATGGGTATGTAAAAATGCAAGTGGTGTTCCATTATGTTTCCAATATCCATAAAGATCACCATCTGGTGATGATAGATTTTGATCTATTGCTGCCGTCTGATTATTTGGTTCCGCAGCAGTTTTGCCTCCAACTTCAACGGCTGCACCAGTGCGATTGAACAATCCCATCATATTTTTTAGTCCAACTGCATTCCATAATCCAGTATTATTGGAAGTACCAAAAAAGTTACTCAACGCAAAGTTATTCATATAACCTATGTGCTGAGTTCCTGCCGTAACTTCTAATCCTAGAGTAGGAATTCCTGGACTAAATGGTGGAATTGCTGGTCCAATACTTACAACTGCACGAGAAAATCCTATATTTGTAGGAGCACCAAAGAATGCTGGTCCAACACAAGACAATGTTCCAGCAAAAGGATTTTCTTTGTTTAACGTCAAAATAGATTGATCTAGTTTAACTGGTAATTCTGGACCAATATAGACTTTGCCTGCAGATAATTCTCCCCCAATTGCCATATTATTCTCCGAAAATTAATTCTCCTAATAGTGTATTTACAAGACTTGACACACCTGTTGGAACAAGTTTTGTTTTTTGTTCTGCGAAAAATATTGGATTACCAGATATAATATTCCATCCATCAGAATGGTGCAACATATTGTGAGATGCTTTAGTTGTTATGTTTGTTCCTATTATTGTTGTATTATTATCCGCGTCAAGACGTATATTGTGTTTAGAATTTAAAACAATATCACCATCAGATGCTAATGTTTCAAGAATAATATTTTTTCCTCGCATAGAGATATCACCTTTTGCTTCAATATTAATATCTCCATCAGACGTAATATTGATTGGACCATCTCCTTCTTGAATTATGCTGCAACCTTTTTCATTTTGCTTACCCCACAAACACCATCCACCATCTTTATAAATGTGAAGTGCTGCTCCAGTTCCTCCACCAAGTTGAACATGATGTTTTCGTAAACACTTATCATCATCTTCTTCTCCTATTTCTAAAAATCCATGCTCTGGATTGTTTATTATAATTGGTGGTGATGTCATCTACTTATACAATTTACAACACGAATAACTTTTTCAGATGGAATGTCTACATTCAATTCACTTCTTCTACTATATCTTATAACTGGTCTAATGATAGCACCAATTCCAGTCGCACTATTTATTGATAAATTTGGGATCTTAGTTAGTCCAATAGTAGATGAGATAATATCTGCCCCAACGATTCTACCAGCATCATCTAATCGTGGTTTTAGAGTAATACTATTGTCATCACTTTCAATTACATCACCAGAATTGTATCCCGTACCAGTATTAACAATTTGAACATCTTCAACATCTCCAACAACATCTTCACCTTCACTATCTGGTGTAGTATCTGATGTTGGAATATATCCCCCACCAGGATTATCGACAACAATATTAGTTACCTGACCGTCCTCTACAATTGCTTGTCCTGTAGCACCATATCCATTATCGCAAGCATCCATAAACTGAATATAAGGTTTTCCAGAATATCCAAAACCAAGATCAGTCATATTGACGCCAATAACCTGCCCAAGACTATTAACAACTGCTCTAGCTGCTGCTCCTGACCCACCACCACCAAAAATAAGAACATCTGGAGGTCCGCATGTTATTGTGTATGGATCACATCCATTAACTAATCCCTCAATAATTTCATCGCCAACCTCATCTTTAGGAAACCATCCTTCAAGAGTATTTTGAGTGTCTTTACTCAAATTTCCAATATATCTAGAAAGACTTACTGATCTTTGAAAGTCTGCTGCTTCTTGTGGTGTAGGTCCAAAATTTACTGCCCAGTTATATGGTGTTGGCTCACAAACTTCTCCTTCACACTTTAAGAAATTTAATCCAATTTGAGTGTAGTTAATTGCCTGCGACATATATCCAATAAAATTTCCTACAGATCCTATAATTTGTTGGATAGCAGCCATTGCAGGACCAATTGCTTCTTGAATTTGATTGCTAATTTCAGAAATAAGACCAGCAATAAATTGTTCTGCTGCACATAGTGGGATATTGGTAATCTTACCAAGCATTTGTTGTAAGAAATCTGAAATAAACTTTGTTAAACCTTTGATAATATTTTCGATCAAACAGAAAATAGTATCCATCGCCTTCTTAATTGCGATGTCTTTCATTAAACTATCAGGGAGCAAAAAGTTTAATAGATCTTTTACTCCATTAAAAATTTTCTGGAACATATATTTTCTTGCTAATCTAATCAGCTGAGAAAATGCTCCAGAAATTGAAGTTGCTGTCTGTCCGATTAAAGATGGTATATTTACGATTTTATTTAAAACTGGATCAATAAATTCACCCTGATATACTACCAATCCTTGAGTTATTTTTATAAACGTTGCTAATGATCTTGCGACTTCCCACATGAAGCCTTTTCCACCTTTACATTTTTTAGCACGTCCAACAATTTTATCCTTCGCTTGATTATTTTGTTTTCCTTGAATACTTTCCCTTCCATCAGCAGTTTTACCGCTACCTGGTGTTCCATTTCCTGCTGGTGCTGATCCATCGGCAGGTCTTACTGCAGTAGAAAACTTTAATTGTTTATTAAAGTCAATTGGTGCAAACCCAGTTGTTCCCTTCTGTACTGCTGTTTGCCATGCAACAAGATTTTTTTCAGCTTGCCCACTAAATAGTGCTCCCATGATAATGGGTTGCTGCATATCATCACCATCTAAGAAAAATCCTAGAACAGTTTCCCCACCCTGTAAAGCAAAACTAGTACCACCAAAGTTTTTACCAGAACCAAGATTTGGTGGTACTAGAAAATGTGCCCAAGGCAATTCACTATCAGGAACTTCATTTGATGCTGGATGACGACCTAAGATCCTGACTTTTGCTCGATATCCATACTTAGTGCTGAATTCTCGCCAATTTGGATCAGCAGTTACCTGTCCGATGAACCAATGAAATCCATCTTCTCCGATAAAGTTGATCTTAGATAGGCGTTGCTCCAACATCAGTTTTCGTAAATTCTACACTCAAGTGCATTAGGATTTTTATCACAATAGATTTCAAATGGCGTTGGATCATGATGATCTTCAGGATGATTTGCCTGATAAATTTTTAAGTCTTCTAGTTCGTGTTCTAAAAAACGACGACGTTGTGAAGAAATACCAGGATCATAAAGATCTGTGGTATACTTTTCGATATGGTCTTCAATAGTTCTCATGTTAGTTGTGCGTAGGAATCTCTTACTAATGTTAATCCAGTAAAATCGCCCCTTGAAGAAAATTTATGTGCCAATGACTTAATCATATAGTATCCCGAACTAGGATCAGAACCAAAATCTGATTCTTGCTTATTTATCTTAGAAAAGTTGCAGAAGATTACTTCTCCAACTCTTAAATTAAAATTCATTGGCACCGTTATCGACAATGTTTGAGAGAACAGTGATGCGTATCTTGCAATTCCTTGCGATTGGAATAGAGGTTGATATTGTGGTGTATTTAATTCCCCCTTTGTAGATAACGTTCCTGTGTCAATTACTCCCATAATAATTCTTGATGGATAAGTATCAATTTCATTGGGAATGTTCTCAACTTCGTTTGATAACGTTAGTTGTCTGTTTATGCTTTGATTAAAGTAATAATCTTGAAAGTCTGGCGATCTTGTAATGATATTATAAAACCAATTAGAAGATCTGTACATTCCTAGTCTTAGTTTTTCTAGGATATCATGACTTTCTTTCCAAACTGGAGGCGAAACAAGTTTGTAATTATTATTTGGACTTAGTGCGTCAACAGTTTCGTGATAACTGTATTTTAAAATTCTATTTTTATTCTTCTTTGCTTCATTAAAAATATTATCAACGCTCCTGAAGTAATATCCATCTAACGCTTCGTAGAAAAAATATCCAGCTGTTCCAGAATTTTTTCCATTATTAACTAAAGGAATAGATTTTGGACATAACCAAGTGCAAGTGAATAAAGGTTTCTTATAGTTCCCCATGAAACTATAAGTGTTTGAAGTCTCTTCCAGTCTTCTTATTCTTGATAGATTGATACGAAGATCTTTTTCTAAGATCTTTCTTATAATTGTATCAAGTTTACCTGTATATTTTCGATACAATCGAGTTGTATGATTACTGAATGATCCTTGTGTTTCCAAGATTAAAGTATAAACTTCTCGTTTTGCTGTTGCAGTTCCTGTCTTAATATTGCTGATAACTAACGGATTATTTTGATCAAATTTGATTATTCCTGAAGGGTGTGTGATTGTAAGATATACAAAAGCACCACTTCTTACAGGAAGTTTTGCTAACTTACCACTGGTGTCTAGAATATCAATCTCAAAGTGAATTGAACTATCTGTGACATCTTCATAATAACTGATGAGACCAGACTGTAAACGAACATCCTCAAACCTATCACCTTTTGGGGAAGCAATTAGAAGTTCTGTTACTTTATGTCCTTTTAAGAAATTGGACATTATGCGGTTATCTGTGACATCATCTGAGCATATTTAGCAGCAGCCTGATATGGTGATGCTCCGCTACCACCGATGACTTGTGCTCCACCACCTACAGGAACAGGAACAATTGTGGTATTTGGTTCTGCCAATGCAACAATATTTCCTCCACTCAGACTACTTTGAGGACCGATAGGAGTTGGTTCTGGTTCTAATGTACTTCTAATTTTTTTCCGTTGTTTGACTTGCTTCTTTATTCCTTTTAATTCTTGCTTTTGAAAGAATTCTTCTGGTGTTTCTTTTTCTACTTTAGATGCAGATCTTCTAATAATAATCTTTCTTTTTGGAGTATCAATAACTTCTTCAATCAACTCTTGTGATTTTCCTGTCTTAGGATCTCTAGGAACCCTTGAAGCATTTTTGGGTGTAGATTTTTCCCCAAAAATCGATTGCATGATCCTTTCAGATGTTGGTTTTGATGTTGGTGTAGGTGTAGGAAGTTCTTCTTTAGGAAGAACACGAACCTTACTAGGATCTGTTCTTGGAATTTCTGGTGCTTTTGGTGTTTTTGGTATCAGATCTGCAACCTGTCCAATTCTTTGAACTAATGGACCACCTTTGCCTCTTGTTAAAAATAAGACACCACCAACAATGGCAACACCAGCAACAAATCCAGCAACACCACCTTGTACTCTACCTTCACCAAATCCTTTACTATATCCCCTTTCAAATGTTTCCTGTATTTGATCCTTTGTTCTTTGTATACTAAACATTTCTGCTGGTGGTTCTTTGCCCGCACATGCACAAATACCACCAGGAAAAGATGCTAACTTATCTAAAGCAGCATCAAATGTATCTAATGCACCAGAGAACGGTGTTTTGGTGATTAGTAAACTAGTTTTCTTTTCTTCTTCTTGCACTCTTCTTTCTACTTCTGCTTCTCCCGCATCAACACCAGTTGCTTTGTCAGCAATATTTCCTGCTGCCATTGCACCAATACCACCACCTATAAGAGATCCTATTCCGCCTCCAATAATTGTTCCTACGCCAGGAGCAATCAATGTACCTAATCCTGCACCAATCTTTGCTCCTAAAGTAGCACCAGCGACACCACCAGCGACACCAGCACCAGCTCCAATACCTGCTTGTAAATTAGACTGCCCTGCAGATCGTCTCTGCATAAAATCAATACCGCCTAGAAGTACATTAAATCCTGCAACGCCACGTCCTATTCTAGGTCCACCTAACCTAGGTTTAGGCGCTACACCTACTGGTGCTTTAGCACCTTTCAATCCTCGTGCTAACCCTGCCAGTCCAAGTGAACCAAGAACTTTATTTAATGGATCACCTTTATTTTCCTTCTCGGACTGAGAATCTGCAATTAAATTATAAGTTTTTTGTTTATATTCTAAAAGTTGTGTCTTAGCGCGTAGTTTTTGGGATTCAATTTCATTTGTTGTAGAAACCGATCTCGCAAACAATTTTTCAAGATTAATGCTTCCTTTTCTATTAGATACTGCTGCATCTAGTAATCTTTCTAAATTCATGCCCCATATACTCCTAGAATTAGGTTAGAAGTAAATCTGTCAACACTTTCAAAGGTAGTATTGAATGCAACTTCACTTGATGCTGGAGCAGATTTAGGTCCTTGTGGTTTAGCAACTTTTTGCTGTCCAGGAATTGTAATCAATGAAATATCAGACGCTCCAGATGTAGTTGATTGCATACTCTGAGATCTTGCATCTTCGGATACTGATTTTTTCTTCTTTGGTGCTGGTTTAATTTCTACCTGTTGTGCTTCTCTAAGATTTTGATTATAGATATCTAAACTTTGTTGTAATGTTCTTTTTGTTTGTCTGTAACGAGGTCCAAATCCCGCCCATTCTTCATTTAAAATACGAAGATCATTAATTGTCAGTGGTTTTGATACATCTACCCTTCTTTTACTTTTTGCAAGAAATAAAATCATTTTATTTTGCAATTCTGGAGTAAACTTTTCCTTGCTAGGATCTAATCCCATTGCACTAACAACATTCTCTGGTTCCATGAATTGCCCAGCACCAACTGCTGCAGATCTTCCCCCAGAATAATTTCCTCTACCTTCTCGTAAAAATTTCTTCTGCAGTTCTGCAACTTGATTTGCTGTTAGTTTTGATAAATCTCCACCATACTGAGATCCCCCAAAAAATGTATTATATCCTTGTTTTCCTGCTGTCCCTTCAACTTCTCTAACTGATGCAATGAATGCTTTTTCTTGTGGAGTATCAGCAATAACGTCAGCAGCATTTACATTTCCTGATTGAGTTCCACCACCACCAGGATAGTTCTTTGGTTTTTCATCCATCAAATCTTCAACTGCAACTTTTGGTTGCTCTACTGCTTTTCCAACACCACCTTTTTGTGATAAGATTGCATCAAATCGAGTTACAGTTGCCTGAAATCTATCTATATCATCTGGACTAATTTCTGCGGATCTAGTCTGTCTTTTTACAAGTTCTTGCCTTCTTACATCAGCAGCACCCATTGTTAAAGGCACTGCAGCAGCAAGTCCTAACATTCCCAATCTACCCATACCAGGCATTCTAACCCCGCCAGCGCGAGCAACTGTTCCCTCTGCAGCGCGAGCAACTGTTCCCCCCGCAACACGACCCATACCGCCAAGTGCTACTCTTGTAAGAACAATCCCAGAGGTAATATTAATGATTTCTGGAAGCATTGCAGTAACTGCAAACCCTGCATTAGTAGCAGCATCACCAAATCTGCCTTCCATCAACGCCTTTCCAGCAAGAACAGCTGATAGTGTTGCAAATTTAGATCTTAAACCAAAAAAAGATCCTTGTAAGTTTTTTAAACTTTCTTCTTCCTTTTTATATAACTTTTTCTCCTCATCAAAATATTTTTTCTTATCCCTAATATCTTGACGAATTTGTGCTTGAATATTTGAAAGATTGGCATTTACTTGCTCAAATTCTAATACAAGTCTACCTAAAGTTCTTATAGATTTTGGAGAAAGAGAACCTGCTTTCTCTTCTGCTTCCATAAGCAATTTATCATATGCTCTACTCATTCTTTGCTGCACAGGAAGTTTGATGCCTTCCTTTTGAGCAAATGATGCTAATGGATCTGGAGCACCAGGAATTAGCGACGACTGAGGTTTTATCTTAACAGTTGTCGAACGTGGTAGGATATATTGAAACGCTGGACTAGTAGGAAGCATTGGCTGATTGTTGTGCCTCTAATTTCTTTTTCTCCAAATAATTCTCAAGATATTGTACGTAGATTTCTCTTTCCCACGGGATTAAATTTTCAATTTCAGATAAACTCCACTTATGATGATGCATCAAAGCAAAATTGATCTCATAATATGAAGTCATATCCGTATGATATAGCATTATGCGAAAAAATTTGATAATCCCTCAATTAGAACATTGGTGTCAACACCAGTATTTGGATTTTTTACCTTTGTTGAATATGATAACTTTGGCATCGTTTCAAAGAATTTTTCAATTTGTTGAAACTGAGAACTATCTAATTGCTCAAGGAAATCGATCCACTCTTTTTCAGTATAATCTGTCGAAGACCATGCTTCCTCATCGTTATATACTTGTTCAATGCATGTAATAACTGATTTGAAGGCTTTTTCAATCCTATCTTTATTTGTTCCTGCCTTAGAAACTGAGAAATTATTTTCAACAAACTGTTGCATCGATGGATATTTCATCTTAATGCAAAGACCATCACCAAGTTCAACAATATCAGTATGCCCGTCAGGAACAGTAAGTTTTACTTCATTGATTTTAACCACTAATGGAACTTGAGTTTCTCCATCGTCAGTACAAGTAACTAGAAGTTCTACACTTTCACCAACAGACTTGCTGCGAATATTCAAGAAAAGATATTCAAGTTCAAAACTAGGAAGATCTTCTACTTTAATACCCCGAGTAAGAACACAAGATTTTAAAACATCTTTTATAGTATTCAAAATATTTTTTTCACTGTCACTTTCAAGTGCAATCAGAAGAACTTTCTCTTCCTTTACAAGAAATGGACGATATTTGATTGTTTTACCAGTCGAAATAAGATCTAGTTCAAATGAAGGAGTAACAACTTTAGGTAATGGCATAAAATTTCACATCATTGTCTTTATTTAGAATGGATTTCTAATGTTCTTTCCAAGATCAGATCTTAATAGAATATCATCATTATAGCGTCTAGACGTTCTATCAGTATAATAATAATCATATTTAAATGTAACTGCAGTTTTAATTAGTTCTGCATCTCCATATGCTAATGGGGCAGCAACAATATTAACTGGAAAAGCATCCATTAGGTGATAAGTAATGCTGCTTGATAATCTAGCAGATGTTCTTATGTTATTATAAGGTTTCATTTTAGATCGTTCTGGAAGAATATCTCCACTAAATGCCATGATTTGTATATCGCATTTGTAACTTAATGGATATTTTAATTTTCTGTAAGATCCAACATCTTTTTTTCTTTGATCTGTGCTTGTACCATGTCCACCAGTTGATAAGTATGTTGGTGAAATGTATTCCATCCAAGCATTGAATACTTCATTAGTGTAATAGTCTTTTTGAGAATAATACGTCAATGTAATGTCTGGATATCTTCTATAGATGGCATAACTTGATGATACACCTTGCCTCAAACCATCAACTTGCGAGGTTTGAATTTGTGATCCTGGAAGAACTGCCTCAGAACAAAATAGTGCTAAAAAATTACCTGGATTTTCTCTTGAATTTGCCTCATAAAATCCATGCTGGTTGATAAATCCAATCAGACTATTACTGCCTGATGGACCTTGTGGTACTGTACTATTAAAGTCTATCCACACATCATAAAGATTATTGAATGCAGGCACAATACCAGAACCAGTTTTATCTATTCCAGCACCACTATAAAGCTCATATGTTGGTAGATAAAGCCTATTGGTCAATGCCTGTGAATTACTTTCCCTACTCATCTAAATAGAAGACGTTTATATACTATGTATGAGTTATAAGGGAAAGTTTCGACCTTCCAATCCAAAAAAATACAAGGGTGATCCCACAAACATCATTTATAGATCTTTATGGGAACTAAAATTTATGCGGTATTGTGATATAAATGAAAACATTTTAAAATGGGCATCGGAAGAACTTTGGATACCTTATAAGTCGCCAGTTGACAACCGCTTACACAAATACTTCCCAGATTTTTATATCAAATATAAGAATACTTCTGGAAAAATATTGGAAAGTTTGATTGAAATAAAACCTGCAAGGCAAGTTGCTGGACCAAAACCGCAGAAAGCAAAAACTAAAAAATACCTTTCTGAGGTTTATGAATATGCTAAAAATATGGCAAAATGGGAAGCAGCAAAAGAATATTGTAATGATAGAAAATGGGAGTTCAAGATACTAACGGAGCACGATCTTGGAGTATAAATCACGATTTCCCAAATCAAAAATTACAAGCAT